ACCTTAACTACTGGGGCTTTTTCTTCTTCTCCCCAATCCACATCTGCAGATTCTTCTGCTGAGTCGGATACATCCTCAAAACTGTCAAAGGTTTGGAATGAATCTGCTGATTCTGTTGCTGTTGCCGTTTCGCTCATTAAATACTTCCTTGTTGTTTCATCTCGGCATCAACTTGTTTCATTGCATTAGGTGTTTCTAATGTTGAAGGTTGAGCCTGTGGGTTAATTGGTTGTGATAATGCTGGATTTTGTGGGGCCGACATTGCAGGAGGTGTAAATACCATTGGGTATTTTGGAAACATTCCAAGCTCTGCTGCGAATCTTGGATTCTTAACAGACTTCTCATAACATAGCATTTCGATTGCCATGATGTAGTCCATAATAATTTGTTTTGTTTCTGGAGTTACTACAAACTTATATTCTGGAGATTCAACGAATCTACTAAACACTCCATAAAATTCTATCAATCCATCAGTACCTTCTGGTGCTGGGGCTTCTTCGTTATTCAACATCATATCCAAACACTGTCTAGCTGTGTCTATTGAATAAGTTACTTCATCTTGGAAAGCTTCAGTCAGGTTCAATCCTAAGATACGCACCATTTCTTTTTTACCAAATAGTGGGTCCATCTGGTTTGCTGTGTTCAAATCCATGATGTCTGACATACGACCAGCACGACTTGTACTTAGAACAGAATCATTCTCAATACGAATGTCATAGATAAGATTGAAATCAAACTTCTTAAACGATGTCATTAGATAAGTATTGTTACTTCCTAATGTACGACTCATACGTCCGTCCTCTGGAGTATAATATTGTGCCATCCGTAACACAACTTTACGGTAGATATCTAAAACTCTTTGCTTACGGTTTTCTGCTGTGACTGACATAGCTTGATACTGCTGTTCTTCTAATAATCGCATAGCAGATGTAGCTGTAATACCGCCCGGAACTTCACCACGAGAAATATCAAATAGTCTCGCTAGCTTTCCAGCACGACCAGAAATTGCTGATGATAATTCTACTTCACCTTTATTTGTGTAGTTATGCTGTAGTATTTGTGGAGCTGTTCCACCACGATAAGCAATTGATCCAAACTCATTGTTTAATGATTGCTTATCTACAGTTCCTTCTGGGTAAACGTACTTAGGAGCGTTTAATACTCCGTGATTTCGTGCAAGCCCAGACCATAGTGAATTGTTCATACGATAGAATTGTTCAATGTTGATGATGAAGGGACGGCCCCAAAATTCATCTAGGCATGAGATATCTTTATCTTCAATAAACGGAAGGTCCTTATCCTTGTATGGAAAATCTTCCCACTCAAGAATTAAATCTTCACAATAAGTAATTTTACATCCCTTAGGAAAATACTCTGTAGGCTTATGCCAAAAACATCGGACCATTACCATGTTCTCTGGAATAGATAAGTCTGATGCAGACATATCCCAGAATACGTGACTGTTTCCTTTAATCTTTCCTTTAGCTTTAGGATAATCTGCTTCTACTTTTTCTTGGAAGTCCCAACGGATAACTTCAAAGTAGTCACAAGTCTTAATAGATTTTTTAGTTTCTTCCGGGAAACAACACCAAGGCATAAGAGGTTTAACTTCTACATCACCAAGACGCATTTCCTCGTCTTCAATATACTTCCCTTCAATTACAATTCCTTCTGGAGTTGTTTTAGGAATACCTTGAGGATATTGTTTCTTCTTCTCTTCATACTTAGGATTAAGAGGTCCAATCTTATCGTTCCAACAAATTTCACTAATGGTATGTCCAGTTAGGAACATAATTCTATCTTGCTCAGTAATCAATCTATCAAATTTCATTTCTTCCATACGAGAACCACAAAGAATTTTACAGGCCTTTGCATTGTTCATATCATCTTGATCTGCGTAACTTTGTGGAATAAAAGCTACCTTTGTAGTAGACTTAGAAATTTCTGCAGTCTTCTGATCTACTAAATCCCATACAATATTATCACGCATCTTAGGTTTCTTAGACGATCCTGGAATATTTCTATTAGAACTGCGAGTTAGTCCATCCCCAGAATCTTCTTGCGACACGTTCTTATACATATTGATGTATCTACGATACATAAGGAATCTTGGGAATGATCCTTCGTAGACTCTATGGAATCTATGGTTAAGCCATTCCAATGTCCCGTCTTGTGATTTATCTTTACGAAATTGAAATGGTATTACCGCTTCAGTAGTATTCGTATCATCTAAGTTCTCAAATGTCTCGAACGCCATGCGTTACTCCCATGGAAATGTGTTAAAAATTTTAAAATATTGTGCGTGTGCTACAGCATACGCTTCTTCTTTATCTACATAGTACCCAAATATTTCTTGAATACCACCATGCCTTATCATAACTTTGAATTTATCTTTTACTGGAGAAACAAATCTTCTCTTACCAAAAAAAGAATGTCTTCTATTATATTGTTGTGTACAGTATTCAAGATTTTCCAAGGAATTATTTAACTTGTTTCCGTCTTTGTGGTTAACAACCTTGCTGGACTCTTCGCCAAAAAAATAAAAGGCTACAAGCCTATGTACTGTAAAAGATTTTCTGTTTTTCTCCCCTCGTGTGAAGGTTACAGTTTGATATCCTCTAGGACTTATGCTTGGCTTTAATATTTTTTCTTCATTTTTAAAACAACTCTTTACCCTTCCTAAAGAAGACACAGAATACCTATCGTCTATATTTTTCCAAGCTTCCATACGTAATTCCTAAAAGTTATTGGTTTCTAGTATAGAATCTAGTGGGTCAACTATCTTAGCTTTCCCCTTGCGCTGTAAGTGTAATGCGTTACTGAGTATTTTGCTATCTTCTACGTCAGCATCCTCTAATTCTTTTTCCACATCGGCTTCAATGTCTTTAGTTACCAAAGGTTTCCATTCAATCTGATGTGTACTCCATCGTTGAGCTAATACTAGGACGATTGCTACGATTGATGTTACAAAAGCTAGGGCAGATACAAGCAGGGTTGGGATAATTAGATTCACCATAGTTCCTCGTCTCCGTAAAATTCATTATTGATTTCTTCATCGAAATCTATAGGTTGATTTGTAATTTCATTGTCTTCTAAATAATCTATGTCTGTCCATGTTCTTTTATCATCTGCTCTTTTATGTCTATCTTTAGGTACTGTAGATAAATGTGCTGCATTGTATAAATATCTTAGACAGTCTATGGCATGGTCATTCTTCTTAGGTATCTTACCTTCATCATCAGTAGCGTAGGTACTTGCTTCACTAATAAGTCCATTACATCTTGTAGAGAATACGATTAAGTCCTCTAACATGAAGTCTTTAATTACAGATAGCTTTTCTTCTTTCTTATTAATATCTTTTTCACACGGAATAAGTCCTATTCCATATTCTGAATTGACTTCATTAGCAAACCAAGCGGCGGCATTATCATAAGTCTGATACCAACTATAATGAGGTGCCAACTCTTTCATCTTAAGTACCGATCTAGGATAAATCTTCTTAGAAGACATTTCCATTTTCTTCTTCTCATAGATTTCGTCTAAGACTATAACCTTCTTACTAAAATTATTGACACAAGCAAAGATAGCAGCAAAGCAACTTGAACTTCCGGGGTCATAGGCGACATAGTATCTCCAATCCTTAGGATGTTTACTTATCTCTTCTATTAAACTCGAATGTTGTTTAACGTGTCTACTTTCACCTAAGAATCCACCACGTTCATCGTATCGGGGTATCTCAAGCATAGGAAAGATAGCATTAGCACCGCCGGGAACAATCTCGGCTTCTATCTCCCTCATGTACTTCGCCCATTCTCCCTTATTTATTGCTGCCTGTTTCTCCAGTTCCAACTCATCTTTGTCAATATACGGATTTGTATGAGTAGGACGTTTAAAATAAGCACCACGAGGATCAAGCTTAAACTCTTCTTCCGTCCTGACAAAGAAGTGGTCAAATAACTCTGGTGGGGTTCCCACAATAAGAAGAGGTGCTTTTTTGGCAAGTAGGTTATCTGCAAACCCTTGGTGGAATCGGTAATCGAAATCTTTAAACTCGTCATATACTGCTCCGTCTGGGTTAAATCCTCGGCCTGATTCGTAGTTATCCGAACCAACTAACTTTATAAAGCTGCCGTTCTTAAATGTTATACGTCTATCTGTTTCACTTACGGATTGAATGTACTTATGACTATTCTCTCCAAGGAAATTCTGAAGACGATTAGGTTTCCAGATAATCTCTGATGCTTGGTTGTAGAATGGAGCTATGTAATAGAATTGTCCATTGGGAGTTGTCATTGCCCATCTATAAAGGACATAGATTGCTAGTTCTGTCTTTCCGAATTTTCGTCCACATCTCATCATTACCCTACGTTTCTTATCATAGAATAGTGAACGGCCCACAGCT